GTAAACCCACTGGAGATCCCAACATCCGATGCCTCAATTTACATCACGGAATCAACATTACCGATGACTTTATGGAAATCATCCAACGATGCATGGCAGACCATGAAGCAGATGACAGTTGGAATCTAACCGATCCTAAGTCTGGCGAAATTCGTGACACAGTTTCAGCAAAGGAATTGTGGCAGAAGATTCTAGAACTGCGTATGATGACTGGTGAACCGTATCTACACTTCATTGATACATCTAATCGCATGATGCCGCAGTTCCAGAAGGATCTCGGACTAAAGATTCACCAATCAAATCTCTGTTCAGAAATCATTCTGCCAACTGACAAGAAGCGTACTGCTGTTTGTTGTTTGTCGTCAGTCAATCTAGAATATTATGATGCATGGTCACGCGATCCGCTGTTCTTGCGAGATATGGCAGAGATGCTTGACAATGTTCTCCAATATTTTATTGACAATGCTCCAAATACAGTTAAGCGTGCCAAGTACGCAGCAATGCGTGAACGTTCAATTGGTATTGGTGCGCTGGGTTTCCATGCTTATCTACAACGCAAGAGTATTGCGTGGGAGTCGGCAGTTGCCAAGGGCACTAACATGCGCATCTTTAAGCACATTAAGAAGAAGTTGGATGAAGCAAATCTAGAACTTGGCGCAGAACGTGGTGAAGCACCTGATGCTGTTGGAACTGGTCGTCGTTTCTCTCATACGCAGGCAATTGCGCCAAACGCATCTTCGTCTATCATCATGGGCAATACCAGTCCGTCGATTGAACCATGGCGTGCAAATGCGTATCGCCAAGATACACTATCGGGTTCATTTCTCAATAAGAATAAATACCTAGACGCGATTATTCTAGAAGAAGCAGCGCTCGGAAAGTATGCTGGTTGGTATGATGAGGTTTGGTCCTCGATTATCGCCAACGATGGTTCGGTGCAGCACCTTACATGGATGGATGCAATTACCAAGGAAGTGTTCAAGACTTCAATGGAAATTGACCAACGTTGGGTTATTGAGCATGCGGCAGATAGGCAGAAGTTTATTGATCAGGCACAGTCCCTCAATCTATTCTTCCGTCCTGATGCAAATATCAAATATCTTCATGCTGTCCACTTCCTCGCATGGAAGCAGGGGTTGAAGACTTTATATTATTGTCGTTCAGAAAAAATAGGAAAAGCAGACAAGGTTTCTAAGCGCATTGAGCGTGAAGCAATTAAAGAAATTGACTTCAAGGCAATGATCGACGGTGATAACTGTGTGGCATGCGAAGGGTAAGAAATGACAAGTTATTTTGCACAAATAGTATCAAAACCTGATTGTCCATACTGTACTCTTGCGAAAGAGTTTATGGTAGGAATGGATATTCAGTATACAGAAATGGTAGTTGGTAAAGACTGCCTTTGGGAAGACATTACCGCACAGTTGCCTGATGTAAAGACTGTTCCTCAGATCTGGGTGAATGGCGAGCATGTTGGCGGTTATGACGATTTAGTAAAGTGGGCAGAAACAGTATGACCTTAATGACAGAACGAGCATATTTTAAACCGTTCAACTACCCATGGGCATATGACGCATGGTTGAAGCACGAGCAGTCACATTGGTTGCACACTGAGGTCCCGATGTCGGAAGATGTTAATGACTGGAAGAAGCGACTAAATGATGGCGAAAAACATTTCCTAACTAACATTTTCCGTTTCTTCACACAGGGTGACATCGATGTTGCTGGTGGTTATGTGAAGAATTATCTTCCATATTTCCCACAACCTGAAGTCCGTATGATGTTGATGGGGTTTGCGGCAAGGGAGGCACTTCATGTTGCAGCGTATTCTCACCTCATTGAAACACTGGGCATGCCAGAAACGACATATCAGGAATTCCTCGAATACGACTCAATGCGAGCAAAGCACGACTACTTTACAGATTTGTCGAATGCAAATGGAACTCCTGAATCAGTCGCGACCAATATCGCTGCATTTAGTGCATTCACTGAGGGTATGCAACTGTTCTCATCCTTCATCATGCTCCTCAACTTCCCTCGTCACGGAAAGATGAAGGGAATGGGACAGATCGTTACTTGGTCGATTGTTGATGAAACTCAACACGCTGAAGGTATGATTAAACTGTTCCGCTCATATGTTGAAGAAAACCGTGAATTGTGGAATGACGATCTAAAGTCTAAGATATATACTATTGCTGAGAAAATGGTAGATCTTGAAGATAAATTTATTGAACTATCATTCTCGATGGGAGAGATGGAAAATCTAACACAAGATGATGTTAAGAAGTATATCCGCTATATCTGTGACCGTCGACTGATTAGTCTTGGTATGAAGGGTATCTTTAAAGTAAAGAAGAATCCATTACCATGGGTTGAAGAAATGATTAATGCTCCAACTCATACGAACTTCTTCGAGAATCGTGCAACTGACTACGCAAAAGGTGCACTCTCAGGTAAATGGGATGACGTCTGGGGCGTAGCAGCATAAAATTAAACGAGAAAGGAAACTAAGATGTCCAAAAAACTTACAATGACATATACGAGACCGTCAATTGAAACTCTGTGGTATTTTCAAACAAATCCGCCACAAAATACTGCTATGAACAATTGGTTGGAAAGTAATAACGATAAAGTTACATTTCGTTTTGCCTTCTCAGAAGATATGTTTACCCAAGTGTTCGAGTGGACGTTTACAGATGAAGCATTTGGTGAAGAGTTTTTAGCATTCGTTACTGCAGATAATCTAGTTAGTGCAATGAATACATATAATTCTTCCGTAGGTATTACATCTACTCGCACCGTTACTGATGTGTGATTTAAATGATAGATGAAGAATTTGAATGTAATAATTGTGATGCAGTCTTCAAAGTCGATCATGACTTAGATGACGATTATTACAAAGTCAAACATTGTCCCTTCTGCGGGGCGAAAGTAATCGAAGACGAAGAAGATTTGTCTTGGGATGATTGGGACGAGGACGAATAAATAATCTACTTACGGAGTAGATTATGACAGTTAGGAAAAAACGTAAGCCGTTGCCGAAGAAGGTGCATAGAGTATATTGCACTTACTTCGACGACGGCAAATTTTATATTGGGTATTCATGTAAGACAGAGAAACTGTTCGAAGCATATTTCGGAAGTTCCTCTTATGTGACTAACTATGAAGGCGAGATGCGTAAAGAAGTTGTCGCTGAATACGACAGTAAATCGCATGCCAAGGCAGTCGAACATATCCTGCAATGGGAGCATAGACTTGACGACAGATGTATCAATCAAATGTGGAATGTGCGTCTGAGACTTGATCACTTGAAAGAATTAACATTACCTGATTGGAGACCTGGATGTTTTTCGCAGCACTCTTGATGGCAGTCGCAATTGCGATTACTGGTGTCGCTGGTTACTTTTCGATACTAGGTTTGATGGCAATATTTCCTGCATCCCCGATCGCTGTTGCAGTGATGGGTGGTGTGCTTGAAGTCGCCAAACTTGTTACCGCAAGTTGGGTGTATCGCAACTGGAAAAGTGCCAACAAACTGTTGAAGACATACTTCACCATTGCAGTTTGTGTGTTGTCATTTATTACAAGTATGGGCGTGTTCGGTTATCTCAGTCGATCGCACATTGAACACACTACTGTTGGTGGTTCAGCAGTATTCAAAATAGAACAACTCGAAAGCAAGAAGACATCTGCTGAAAGGAGACTGAAGAATGCGCAAACATCTCTGGATACTCTGGACAGACTCACTACTGCAGAGGATGTGCTCGATGCTAACTTCATTCGAAACAGACAGAAAAGGGAACGTGCGTCCCTCAATCAAGAAATTGAGAGTGCGACTGCAGACATTGAGACTATTGAGACTGATCTCATACCGCTCAAAACAGAAAACCTCAAACTCGAAGCAGAAGTAGGTCCGATAAAATATATCGCAGAACTATTCTATGGTAGTGGCGATACTGCTACTGTGGATAAAGCAGTGCGTCTGATGATCATCATGCTCATCTTCGTGTTCGACCCGCTGGCAATTTTATTAATTATTGCTGCCAACATGACACTTTTAAGCTTGACAAAGAAGGAAGAATCAGGTATAGTAGACTATGTTGTCGTTGATGAGGTTAAACCAAAGAAAATTGTTCGGACTACTAAGAAACCCAAAAAGAAACCTGTTGTTGAAACACCAGACTTCTTTGCTTTCGAAAAACATGAGAATAAACCTGCCTCAACGCATGACACACCAGCGCCAGATCCTCCTAAGAGATCTTGGAGGGATGGTAAAATTGTTATTGATGAAAACAATATAAGGAAAATGTGATGGATATTATGAATCAAGAATGGCGTGACGGTCTCAAGGCAACTCTTGCACAGGGTGAAGCGACTGTCAGTTTTACTAAACTGAATGGACAAGAACGTGTCATGCGTTGCACACTACAAGAAGGTGTTATTCCCTCATACAGTGAAAAGGGAACAAAGACAAAACCACCTAGCGGCGAAAACCTCGCAGTTTGGGATCTGGATAAGAATGAGTGGCGAGCATTTCGTTACGACCGTATCACCTCTGTTAAATTTTAGGGCTTGACTTTTCCAACAAATTATAGTATAGTGGATATATTATGAAGAAAGGCGAATCTATGTATAAATTGAAAGTTCCCGTTGCCGAATCTAAAGTTATGGGCACAGAACCAATTTGGGTTGACGACTATGTACCCGCAGATTACCAGTCAGAATTTGGTAAGGCATTAAATTGGTATAACTTCATCGTTGACCAAAAAGATTGCCGTGCGTTTCTTGTTGACTGGTTCAAGGGTGATGCTACCAAACTCAAAGCAATCAGTCAGTTGTCTGACAAGATGCTTCCTCGGACATATGCTAACTGTGCCCGTATCGCTATGCGTGGATTCCCTCTCAATGACGAGCATAAAGCACGCATCTGGGAAAAGGTTGAGGAACGAGTCAGTAAGAAAACTGTTCTTATTGAAGATGATACGACTGCACCTGACCCTGTTGTCAAGGTAGTCAAGAAACCACTGGTTGCAGCTGCGTTCATCGTATCTGATGTTGATGATGAGATTGAGAATCTGATCAATGGCGAAGATACTCGTAACATTGCACAGATTCTCATGCCTTATCGTTTGTCAGATAAGAACTATCTTGACTGCGTAGAAAAGATCGAACCTATCCTTGCAGAATTTGCTGAACTGGTAGAAGTTCGTCGACTGCCTAAGACTCAATTGACTGATTCACAAGAACAGTTGCTTGAGAGTTATTCACACTTGACAAGCATGAAGTCAGTCAAAGACATTGTTAAACTGCTCGAGTCATATATTAGCGATCTCAAGAAGTCGTATGTCAGCAAGCAGGTTGCTAAGGTTCGCAAGAAGAAACCAAAGGATAAGTCCAAGTTGGTTCAGAATCTAAAGTTCCTCAAGGATGATACTGCACTTGGCGTAACCAGCGTCGAACCTATCAATCTACTAAACTGTAGTGAAGTGTGGACGTTTGATACTAAGACGCGAAAGATCTCCAAGTACTTTAGTCCAGTCAGCGGAAGCATCACTGTTAAGGGTGCAAGTCTTGTAGGATTTGATGAGAACTTCTCCAACTCACGACTGTTGCGTAAACCAGAGACTCAAGTAAAAGAATTTTCTGAATTGAAGAAAAATGACTTGACAAAATGGTACTCAGCCGTTAAGAGTAAGAGTGGACCTGTGCGTGCACGATTGACTCCGACTACATTAATTTTGAAAGTGTTTTAATGAACGATAATGGTGATAATGTTACTTACCTAAAAACGAATGTGACTAAAGAGATTGACAAAGAATCTCTGAGTTATTTCCTCCAAGGTGCCACAGAATATGCAGCATACCAGGACGCTGAGGCATTTGCGCAGGCCTGTTTGCGGGGTATTCTTATGGCGACGGAGAAAAAGATTGGTCTCCGCGACGAGAACTTTCATTCCGACGCTGCTGTTATCGCCGTTATGATTACTGGTTTATACATGCGTCAGGCAGGAGTTGAATGCCCTGAGATTAATATGCTTAATGATGTTCGTGAAGCATTAACTGTTACGAAAGAAGATATAGAATGATTGTTGTTGATTTTAACCAGACTGCTATCAGCAGTATGATGGCAGAACTAGGTGGTCGTCGTGATGTAGAGGTAAATCTGCCTCTCATTCGGCACATGATCATCAATGCCATTCGTTCATATAAGCGGAAGTTTGGTGCTGAGTTCGGCAACATTGTGATTGCTTGTGACAATCGTCACTACTGGCGTCGTCAGTATTTTCCTAACTATAAGGCGAATCGTAAGAAAGCACGGCAGGAGTCTGGATTTGACTGGTCTGCTATCTTCGAAGCACTGCATCAAATTCGTAGCGAGTTACAAGATCACTTCCCATATCCTGTAATCGACGTTGATGGCGCAGAAGCAGATGATGTTATCGCAGTGCTCGCCGAGTATAGTCAGACTATGAACACTGATGGTCTCATGCCTAGTGCCGAACCATTCCTCGTTTTGTCTGGTGACCATGACTTCCAGCAACTCCAGAAGTGGAGCAATGTTAAACAGTATGCTCCTGTTCAGAAGAAGTTCTGTAAGTTGAAAGAATCACCTGAAGCAGTGCTCATGGAACATATTATCATGGGCGATAAGGGCGATGGTGTTCCCAATATCATGTCTGATGATGATACATTCATCAATGGTCAACGTCAGCGTCCTATTCGCAAGGAAGCACTTGCATTGTGGAAAACTCAGAAACCTGAAGACTTCATCACCAATGATGAAATGTGGCGGAACTTCCAGCGCAACCGTGAACTGGTTGACTTGTCGCGCATTCCTGAGGACATCAAGGTAGCGATTATAGATAGTTATGAGAAACAACTGGGCGGAGATCGCTCAGGTCTGTTGAACTATTTTATCGCCAATCGTATGAAGCAGATGATTGACCTCGTAGATGAATTTTAAAAGAAAGACTTGAAATGGCACAAAGACTACCACCAAAGAAGTTTAAGCAAATAGATGAAGCACTTGATTGGGCATGTGAAGCAGAAACAACTGATGAGTTGCGCGAACGTGTGAGAGCAGTCTCTCTCGGCAATTCTGTTCTCATGCGATTTGTTGCATGGGGTGTTGGTTATGAGCAAGGTCCATTTAATCTCCCCGATGGTCCTACTCCATATAAGGATGAGGGACTACCTGCCAACATGGCAGATACAACCATCACACAGGAGTTCCGTCGACTGTTGACTCTGTTGCCAGAAGGCAGTGCTAAGAAAGTACCGCAGTTCCGTCGCGAGGAAATCTGGATGCAGACATTCCAGGGTGTTCAGATTAAAGAAGCGAAGTTGCTTGATCACATCAAAGATCAAACTTTGCTTGAAGCATATCCACGTCTCGCTGAAGTTCTTGAAAGTTTCTTGACAGGTTGGAAAGCACCAGAGGTTAAGAAGAAGAAGTCGCCAAAAAAATCTTTAGTAAACTAAGATTTATTGGTAAAATTTTTTCTGCTTTATTTTGGAAACGCGAGAGTAAGCAACACGTGGTTGTGTGGGGTGTTAAGCAGAAGATATGATCTACACGGATAAATTTGCCTTCATACACATTCCAAAAACATCTGGTATGAGTATAAAGGTGAGTATAAAATCAAATTGCCCAGAAGCAAAATACATGCCTGTCGATCCGTTCAACGAAGAAAGTACGGACTGGATACAGTTAATGCAGATGCACAATCCTTACTCTCATTGGGAATCGTTGGTTAAAGATAGATGGGTGTTTTCTGTTGTGAGAAATCCGTTTGTTAGGGCTGTAAGTTTTTATGTATTTTTAAAAACTATATATGATTTTAAAGATAACCTTCCTGACTTGACTTTTGAAGATCTATATACAAAAAAAGATAACAATTTTAAAATTCCAACTACTACGCAGACTGAGTTTCTATCAGGAAGTAAAGGTATGGTCCCAAACATTTTCAAATATGAAGATGGTTATGCTGACATTGAAGATAAATTAGGTTTTAAGATATCTCACAAAATGAATGTTACTCCTTCATACAATTATTTGGATTACTATGACGAATCTAGAGAAAAATTAATTCTTAATCTATTTGAAAAAGATTTTGAGAACTTTAATTATAGCACTAGTTTAGCGTAATGGAAACCAGATAAATAAATCTTTTCCAGCACCTACGAAGAAGGAACATCGATGGGGCAAATTCTTGAACACAAGCACCTAATTGTGCGAGCAGAACTGAACAATCCGCCACAATGTGCAGAGGCAATCCAAGATTGGATGAAGACTCTGGTTGACAAAATTGGTATGAAGATACTAATGGGTCCATATGCTGTTTACAGTGACATGGTGGGTAATCGAGGTTTGACTGCAGTAACCATTATCGAAACATCGCATATTGCTATGCATGTTTGGGATGAGGTTTCTCCTGCTCTAATGCAACTGGATGTGTATACCTGCAGCGCTCTTAATACTGCTGATGTATTTGCTGCTCTAGCAGAATTTGAACCACAACATGTAGAATTTAAATATATTGATCGAGAGCACAATCTGACACTACTGGACAAAGGAACGGTAAATGAGGTTCTTTCTATTTCAACATAAGAAAGAACTGTGGATTGTTAATGATCCAAACAAGGTTCCCAAACCAAGAGAACTCTTGCTACAAAACAGCAAGATAGAAATCCTCCGAGACAAAGCAGAAGTTCTCGGAAAAGGTTTTACGATTGTCGATAAAGTTACTAGAAAGAAATCTTCCGGACATAGTCCTGAGACTCGTAAAAAGATTTCAGAAGCAATGACTGGCGAAAAGAATCCCTGCTGGGGTGGATTGACTCCAGAACATAAAGCATCGATAAGTCGAACCATGCGGGGAACTAGGCGAAGGGATGGCAATCCGATGTATGCTAGAAGGCATACTTGGGAAACTCGTCGACTCATGGCAATCAAGGCAAGTATGAGGCGTCGCAAATGGTGTGTTGAACCGAACGGTAAATGCCACCTTGTTGACCCTCTAACTTTCATATTGCCAGGAGGTTGGTTGTGGGGTATGAAATATGACCCATATCGTCCGCGAGATTAATTTTAAAAAAAATAAAATTAGGGCTTGACATTTTCTAACTTTCGAGGTATAGTGGTATTATAGTTTGAAAGGTTTTGATTATGATGACACTTCGTGATATTGATGCCGCCACTGGTTCGAAAGATGCAAGCATCTATTCCGATCTCTACAAGGAAGTATATGGATGTCGTCCGTATAATCCTAAGTTTGAGTCGGTCGAAGCATTCGACGCTGACTTCGAGTATCTCTCGTTGAAACTCGACAAGCAGATTGCGTATGAGCAGGATCGTCAGGCATCCAACTTTCTTAAGTTTACTGCTCGCGTAGCGGCAACGATGTACTTAGTCGAAAATGCTACTCGCGAACGTGCCATCGAAATTATCGCTGAAGCAGAAGGCATCACCGCAAGAGAGTTCGACCACTACGGTCTCGAAATCCTCGAGAACGAACTGAACCTGAAATATGGTTCAATTTCTAAGTGGTTATCGGAATAAAAAAATAATTTTAAAAAAACACTTGACTTTCTCTAAAAAGTATAGTAGAGTGTATAAATAAAGTTTCGGTTCTTTGACATTGTTAGAATAAAATAAGTCTTTCGAGACTTATTTAATGAGCACACTAGAGTCGTGAGTTAGCGACATGAAATAAGTAACTGATATGCTTTCTGTGAGGAAAGACTGAAACTAGTGTGTTCTTTAAATAAGTTTTTGCCCTTATAGCTCAGTTGGTAGAGCAGTTGATTTGTAATCATCAGGTCGTGCGTTCGAATCGTACTGGGGGCACCATTATTATCCAGTATTCTAGAACCTACTGGAGAGACCTATGCCAGACTAACAGACGGGGAACGCTGGCGAATATCGGATTCCTTACCGCGATCATGAATGGGGTTAACCGATAGGGTGTATAGAATAGAATAAGCAGTACCGTCTGCTGAACCACCGTATATACCTTCGGATTATTCGGTGAAAACAAAACGGCAAGTTTATAGTCAAACTACTCGCATACCGTATGGTGTATGGAGTCTGTCGGGAATGTTTGACGTGGGTGTCGAGACGTGAGATATCCATTTTCCCTAATGGCGCAGCGGTAGCGCAGAAGACTGTTAATCTTTTGGTCGGTGGTTCGAATCCATCTTAGGGAGCCAGTTTTAATCCAATAACTTCCTGTAGGAGATCATATGAAAATTGGTATAACAGGGCATACACACGGTATTGGTAAATCTACTTTCGAGTTGTTATCTAATAACGGTCACGCTGTAACGGGATTCTCCAGACAGAACGGGTATGACATTGATAGTGTTGAAAATAGAAACAAGATTCTAAAAGAAGTTGAGGATTTCGATGTTTTTATCAACAATGCGTTTTCTATGAATCAAACTACACTGCTGACAGAATTGATCAACATGTGGGATGGCAAAGATAAGTTAATTATCAATCTAGGTAGTAAGGTTACTATGATAGATTTCGATAAAATTCCTGCCAATTTTGTAATTTCTGGTCAAGAACAGTATGTAATAGAGAAAAGAAAACAGGAACAAATCATTATGGATAGACTTACTCATCCTTTACCTAAGTTGACCAATCTTGTGATTGGACTTACTGATACTCGTATGGTTGCATATTTGGATGCACTTAAACTTGATCCTAAACATCTGGCTTCTACGATTGATTTTATAATTAGTAACAGAGATTTTATTGAGGTGCAAACTATGGTAATCGATGTGCCTAGACAACGAATTAATGAAATTAAACTGCACTAAATTTTTTATATAAGTAAGAAAAATTTTGAATGTAATGGAGGTTCCTGTGGCGACCAAGTGATTGGGAGAGGTTGAGAATGCGTTCTCATCGCTCTATGATAGGAACGTAAAGAGCGAAATTACTGCCAGTAGCGTGGCAACACCTCAGTTGCCATTATGTTCATCAAAAGTTTCGTGGAGTAGAGGAGTCTGGTCGTCCTCGCTGGTCTCATAAGCCGGAAATCGTTGGTTCAAATCCAACCTCCGCAACCAAATAAAGTTTTTTGAAATTATTTTCAAAAATGTATTGACAATTACCTTAATATAGGGTATAGTTGAAAAATAGAAATGGCGGTATAGCGTCATAGAATAATCCAGGGAAACTTGGAAAAAGCAGGGACTCCTACGTAACTGCGCCAGCAATGGTTCATCTATACAAGCCTGAACAAACTCGAAAGAGTCCGTCAGTGGAATGGCGGTAGGCAGTAAGTAATGGTCGAAGGTCCGAAAGGATAGGTTACAGAGCCGAATCGGTGAGTAATTAAATGGGGTGGTACCCATGCCAAGGCAAACCAACATTGCGATTGCTGAATGTTAACAGGTAGTTATTGAGTCTGACCTCGCAAGGAAAGGCAAGATAGCAATACAAACGAAGAAAGTATGGACATA